TGAGGTTTAAAGAAAACCTTTAAGTGGATATCAACAGCAATCATAATCGTTCCAGTCTTTCTTCTACCAGTCTAGCATAGCCAATGATGTCATGCCATGAGTCATGATACCAAGGATCACCATTAACAATGCGAGAGATTTTGTTACAGATGAGATCAAGGCTTTCCTTCATATCATCATCCATCTCTTTCCATTCAGCACCTGATCTAACAGATTCTTTTAAAGCTTGAGAAACTCTAGAGACATCTTCTTTGTAGTTGCCATACCTAACACCTCGTTGTATTAGTGTGTCATCTATGTTCATTGAATACCTCCCACTGTCTTGGTGTCAATGGTGAAGTTGCCATCGCCAAAGCTGTCGTGGTCTGCGTTATAAAAGAAGTCACCAACATCACCAAACATCTTGCCACAATACTCAACAAGCTTGTTAGCAAGTGCTTCATCTTCTTCCATATACTGTACAGTTGCTGCCAATATAGTAGCCATACCAATCAGGTTATTCACATCGTCTTCACTGATAGTGAGTGGACCAAAGCCACTGACTAACACTTGAAAGTGTTTCTGATACACCCCATCCACAATAGTAGGACGAAGGATTAGTGCAATGTCATTAGGCTTTAAGCTTGTGGAGGAGTCCATATCTGTCCTTCATATCTTCGTAGAAAAAGAAGCTGAGCATTCTCTAACACACGCTCAGCATCACCCTCGTAAGCTTCCAACACTTTGTTGTATAGCTCAAGTTCATTTGTTGTGTCCCCAATGACACAATTGTCACCAAGCTTTGTAGCTTCAATGGCAATGGTGTCATCAGCTTCTTCACCTTCAGATATAGAAGCACCCCATTCTTTTACTAGATAGTTTCTAAGGAAAGCTAGATGCTTAGGCTTAGGTTTGTCAACTCTGTTACCTTTGTAAGGCACAGTGGTGGCTATCTCATATCGGAAGTTGTTCTTACCTGTTAGGTGCATGCTCCAACTATCCACGAAGCAATCAGGATAGATGGTATCAACACCGCACATGAGGACATCAACGATTAAACGCTCTAGTGTTCGCTGAGCTGTTGCTTCGTCTTCGTCCTCACATGCAGATGCTGCTCGATAAGCGAAGATGTCGCTATCGAACAGGGCTTTCATTTACAGCACATCCTCATCGTCTGCGCTGATGCCACTTGTTGCAGCATATTCAACCAAGTCAGTGACAACCAGCTTCTTCAATGAAGGGCTAACACCTTTCTTGTTCTTGTATGTCCAAGAGTAGTAAGACACCAAGGCTTTACCCTTACTACCATTACCAATGGCTTCAGTGATCTCATCATTGTCTGTATCAAAGACACGGATAGGCTTCTCTGATTTGCAAGTGATGTACCTGCCCATGTCAGCCTTCTTCTCTTCACCAGTCTGAACACTGATGCCCATCTCTTCCAGTGCTTCAACAGCAGCATCAGACAGGTTGCATAAGTTCAACTGAAACTTACCAGACATGTCATTCACTTTGTTGTGCTGACACCAGAACAAATCAGCCTTCAACTTAATCGCTTTCTTTTCTTCACTCATAATATTCTCCAATATAAAAACCCACCTCTATCGTTAGTGGCACTCACGCCAGTTATTGCCAACCTTACCTTCGGCATCTACTGGACACCGGAAACCTAAAGCTTCTCCTGCCTTGGTAGCTGCTTGCTCGATGAGCCTAGCTGCTTCCTCTGCCTGATCTTCCTTAACTTCCCACTGTGTTTCATCATGAACAAACGCTAATAGTTTAGCATCTATTCCCTTTTCCTGCAACAGCTTTGTTGATTCAATAAGCCATTGCTTAGCTACGATAGCACCTGCACTTTGCAGCAATGTGTTCAAGGCAGCATGCTCTGATCTAACCCACACCCTACGCCCATCCAATGCAGGGAGGTGACCCTTAGCCATCAGCCTAGATATCTTCTTCTTCAAGGCAGAAAGGCCGGGTGTGTTATTGATAAAGCTATCAATAAGTTTCTTACCTTTGCTACTGTTACCACCAACAATCGATCCTGCTTTAGCTGCCCCTGCTCCATACAGCACACCATAGGTCAGAGTCTTGGTGACATTCCTAGCCTTCTTATGCTCAGGATTGTTATCATCCTTCACAGTACCTTTGTCAACTAAGCCAAAACTCTGTGCATTGAACCAGTGGATGTCACCCTTAAGCAACTCATCCATCCACTCTTTGTCATTCAGGTAGTGGCCTAAGCAACGAAGCTCAATGCCCGACAGGTCAACACCTACCTGCTTGTACCCCACAGGCACACGCCACATCTCTCTACACTCAGCACCGAATGGACTACCCACTGCAGGAACCTGTGCCATATTAGGGCTACTGTGTGTAGCTCTGCCTGTTACAGCACCATTGGTAGTAACTCTACCATGCACCCTACCATCATCGCCTACTAGCTCAAGCCAACTGCTGACCTGAGCAACCCGCTTCTGTATCATTAAGTATTCAGATACAAGCTTAGCTTCAGGTAGGTCAATCTTCTCAAGCACAGCTTCGTCCACAATGACATTGCCTTTGTCTGTCTTCTTGGTAAATACAACACCAAGCCCTGCCAATCGCTCAGCAATCTGCTGTCTGCTTCCGGGATTGAAGATGGTTACTTTGTCCTTAAGCTGCTTGCCTGTCTTCTCAGAGACTCGCTGCTCTACGATGGGAGGGAACACCTGCTGCATGCTCTCTTCAATGTCAGACATGCGTCCACTCAGTGTGGCGTTCAACACCATAGCTTTCTCCATGTCTAGCATGAAGCCATTGTCCTCCATGCCACGGCAGATCAAGGCTACTTCATGCTCAAGCTTAATGCTCTGTAAAGAAAACTCTTCCTTAATCAACACTGTTGATAGATGGCTGTACAGTTTCTCAAGCAGCAACACATCCTGCTCACAGTAGGTAGCCATCTCTTGTGTCCACCCACCATCAAAGTCAGTGAAGCCTATCTTGTGGCTGCCTAAGCGATAGCCCCATGCCTCAAGACTATGTGGACTAGGGGCTTTGCCCTGCTCAGGAATAACAATATCAATGTCAGGTTTGTACAGCCGTGACATCACCAGTGTATCCATCAGAGTGTTGTCAGGAATGCCAACACCCCACACCTTCTTAAGGACAGGTGCGTCAAAGCCAATGATGTTGTGGCCCACCACTTGCTCACCCTCTAAGTATTCTTGCAAGCTGTCGGCTTCCCGCCAGTGCCTCACCTCACCAGTGGTGCTGTGCTTAGTAACACACAACCATATGGTGTTATGTTTCAGGTTTGTCTCTATGTCTAAGAAGATCATCGTCCTTGTCCTTATCATTTTGTTGGAGATTGTTAACTTTCTCCGACTGTTTGTAATCTTCTAATGAGTCTTTACCAAAGATGGCATTCCATCTTGATGCCCACTCTTCATCAGCTATTGACTTGGGACGCTGAGTATGTCCCTTTCCTCCATCACTCATCGCTTCCTCCATAACACCTTAGGTGAACCATTGGAAGACTTTGCTGCTGAGTACCCAATAGATTTAATTACTTTGTTTCTATCACATGACTTAGCAATATGACCCCATGCCCTACCATCTGGTGGTGATGGTAGTCCTTGCTCCTCAGCATATGCTCTAACTTCTTCTGTAAGAAAAGGTCTATTGTTTTCATTGGAGAAAGTTACGAAGTAGTTGTAAGCATCTAATGTCCAATCATCATGCACTTTGTCAGCATGCTTAGCTGACATCTCTGCTGCAAATAAACCAAGTTGTCTTGCTTCATTCATCATATCTTTGCCACACCAATACAGGTGTGTCCTTTCCTATGTATGCACCCTCAATGTTGAAGAGAATATATTCATTGGCTTCCTCTTCAGACATACCATCTCTGTCCACAAATACTTTGATCATTAGATCAGCATCGTAGACCAAGACCTCCACTCTCTCATTGCCATTCCATATGGAAGCTTGTCCAATGATGGAATCATCAAGACCATCCCACTGTTTCATAGCATCATCCCTTCCATAGCATCATCAATCTCAAACATTCTGCCAGTGTCTTTGTTATAAAGCAAGCTGCAAGCAGGACCAGTCTGTCCACTGTAGCGGTTCTTCAACACCCTCACCTTGGTGGTGTTACGTTCAATGGGATCATCAGCCTGACCATTCCTCTCAAGCGATACCACCATGTCACTAAGCTGTGCAATGGCTGCACTACCCCTTAACTGAGCTAAGCTAGTGGCTGCACCTTCTTCATGTCCCTTGTCTGATGGACGCTTGAGGTGGCTAACAATAACTAAAGCAATGTTAGTTTCCTGCACAAGCATGCGAAGCTTGGTCATGATTTCATCAATGGCCTTACGCTCATCACCATTGTCCTGACTGGATACGATGATGGACAAGTGGTCTAGGAATACATACTTACAGCCCAGTCCCTTAGCCATATACTTCACACGATTGACAATGTTCTCAATGGCTGTCGATCCAAAGTGATCAAAGAAGTACAAGCGTCCAGTGCCTAATGTCTTCTCGAATGCATCCTTGCGTATGGCATCAGACACCACAGATGTAGGCAGGTGCAGAGGCGTGTCAGCAGCAAGGCTCATCATGGACAGGCTAGTCTTTCTCACACTCTCTTCCAAGAACATCAAGCCAATGTTGTCACTGCTGTTCTGCAGCAGATGCCAAACAATTTCCCTTAGGGTTTGACTCTTACCTAGTCCACTACCTGCTGTGAATGTGACTAGCTCACCTGCTCTGATGCCGTAGGTAATATCATTCAGTCCCTTCCAAGGATAGAAACAGTCTGCTGCTTCCATTGGTTTAGACACTAGCTCCCACAATCCAGTGCCACTAACAATACCATCAGGTATGAATGGCTCTGCTGCCCACCAACGGGATACGAATGCAGCTTCCTTGCTTTCAGCAAGCCACTCACATGCATCCTTGTATGAGGGATCAGGTTTAAATATCTTGCACTTACTGCCAAACAATTCAGCAACTTCCTTTGCTGCCTTCTGTCCTGCCTCATCACCATCAAAGCACAGCACTACAGTTTCAAAGCTGTTGATGTATTCGTAGTTGGCCTTGGCATCCTTCAATGCACTACCTGCACCTGTGCGTATAGACACCACAGGATATTTACTACCTGTCAATTGGTATGCAGCCAGTGCATCTTCAAGTCTTTCTTTGTTCATTGAGGGAATGTATGTATTACATACAAAACATTTGGTGGACATGTCATCGTTGATGGACAAGCCATCACTACTGCCACATGTCTCACAGGGTAGGTGTGTCTTTAGGAATGCCATAGCCTTTGTAGATAACTTTGTTGGTCTTGAGTACTTCAGCGTACCCCTCAAATAGCTTGCACATTCTAGCATCGTGCATAGCATGGAGTCCAATTAATAAATTGGATATCTCATCTTCATCAGGCTTCTTCTCTCTGTCTAACAACACCCACAACACAGAGTCAATGTCTTCTCTTGTCATCCAACCTGCTAGGATGAGGTCTTCTAGTTCATGTAGTTTCATTCTTGTCCCCTTGCTCGGATAGCTTTAACAATATCTTGCCAATTCAAATATTTTGGGATTCTGCGTAGCGTAGGTTCAGTCCCACACGCCACAACCACTTCATATTCTCCATCAGGAATTTCAGCAATCTTTGCACACGCCTCACGCTCATGCTCTGCTACCAGTTTGGCAAAGCGTTCAAGTTCGCTTGAGCAAAGGTCAAGGTTTACAAATTCAGCTTGTCTAGCCATCTCAATGATTTCATCGTGTGTCATTTAGCAGCCTCCATGTACAGCCCCACGTTACCAAGTGCATAGCCTACAAAGGCTATGCCTAGCCCAGTGCTGCCCTTGAGTAGCAGATCCACTGCCACCACTGTGTACACCACACCCACTACAGCAATAAGCCACGCACTCATGATTGCACCTTGAATTCTTGAAGCACTCTCATAGCTGCTTTAATAAGTTCAGTGTCTTGAGTTGGCTCAGGCAAACTACTTTCCCACCGCAGTAAAAACTCAAGTTCTTCTGCAACCACAGCTTCAATTTGTTCTCTGTTTAATTCAGTCATATCAGTCCCATAGTCCTCTGTAATATTTACCAAACAACATGAAAGCTTTCTTCATCCTAGCTTCATGCACCTCGATACCTGCATAGTCAATCTTAATCTTATTGATCTGCTCTTCTAGCCCTGCCTTCTTGTCCACAGCAGTGTGGTCATAGAATTTGTCTGTTGAATTCTCATCAACCATCTGAGTGAATGCCCATATCATTTCATCCATCACCCAGTCCCACCGCTTGAAGTGGTTGTCATCAATGTCCCAACTGTTTTCCTTAGGTAGGCATGAGTTGCTTTGTAATGCCTTCGGCACATCTGCATCATCCACACAGGGACTACCATGCTGTGTTGCCTTAAGTTGCTTGAGCATTGGCAAGATGATGAGAGACAGTGTGTGATCCATAGCCCATGTGTCATACCTATCAAGCTTCACAATGACAGTGCGCTTCTTCTTCGTATGCATCCACTGCAACACATCACCCACCCATGTTTCACTGAGCCACTCACCCCATTGCTGTGCCTTAGCTTTGCTAACACCTAGCTTTGTTGTTAGCTCAGCAAGCTGATATGGTCCAAGCCAATTAGGGTAACCACCTATATAAACTTTCATACTAGTCCTCGCATTTCCTGTGTCACTGTTGCACTACGCAAAGTGTTCTTGATGTATGGTGTTAGGCTTTGCGGAGTAGCATGACCTGACACCGACATGATGTTGGTGATGGGTACACCCACCTCAATCATCTCCGTAATAGCTGTCCTTCGCAAGTCCTGTAACACTAGGTCACTGGGCAAAGAAGCATCAGCTAAGATTTGCTTAGCCACTCTAGACAAGTTAAACAAACTGTAAGGGAGCAAGCCACCCTTCCTGTCAGGAACATTGGAGGGTGCAATGTATTGCTGCCACCCAAACTCAGCATGCTGTTGTCTCAGCATAGTTAGTAGCCCCTGACTTGTGGGGATAGTAACTCTAGACCTACGCTTGCTTTGTTCCAAGTGCAACACACCCTTCTCTAGGTCAACCTGATCCCATCGTAGCTTACGCATGTCACCCATACGCTGTCCATATTCATAGCCCATCTGCACAATGAGTCCTACATTACGCCACTTGAATGTGGAGTAGGCAGTGTTCATGAATGCTCTCACATCTTCCCTACTCCACACAGTTCTGCGAGGTTTGTCTGCCCTTCGTAGCACCTTGCTGAATGGGTTG